GAAGCATCATACAATGATAATTCATCTTTTTCTCCTGTAGCTTCTTCTGGAGGTGGGGGAGGTGTAGTTGTTGTATCTTCTTCTTCATTTACTTGTGCAGATCCTGTATCTTCGGGCATACTTCCCCATGCTGTTTCATCTGTTTCTTCTACAACTTCTGTTGGTTCTGTAACTGTTTCTATAGGAGGATTAGATAATGCTTCTATAGGGTCTTGGATTACTGTAGGTTCAGCTCCCCAAGATTGCCAATTTAAAGATGCTGGTACAAATTTATCTAATTTTTGTGTAGAAGTTAAATATATAGTTGACATATCTCTATTTACATCTTCTACTGTTGGTTCCCATCCTTTATCATCTAATTCATCTGATTGACCATTTCTAATAATAGTAATAGGATCTCCTACTTGACCAACTGTAGACCAATCATTAGGAGTAGGGGCTGTTGCTCCAAACCTTATTGAATTTCCATATCTACCTTCTATAATATGGTCGCCCTCAAAAGGTAATAATGGTTTTGTATTTAGTTGTTCTCTAAAATATAATCCTAAGGGTATTTCTGTAGATTTATCAGTTATATGTCTTACAAGACCCCCAACAGTGTTTGTATAATCTTGTCTTGTTTTATTTTTATCTCCTTCTTGGTTGTAAACATCTGGATTAGGTAAAGCATTATGATGTGAATGGTTCCAAATATTAAGATTAGGAAAATAATAGGGCATAAAAGTATCTTTATCTATATCTTTTCCTGTAAAAGATCCTACTAATACTATTTCTCCTTTTAAAGGATAATATTTGTGATTAGCATATAAGGGTCTAGCTCTATTTAAAGATGTTATTATTCTTCCCTGTCCATCAACTTTTTGATCTGATTCTAATTGAGGATTATCTACTAATTCATCTACTCTAAGATAAAGTATTGTACCTAAACTATCCCAACCTCCTAAAGATTCTGCCATTGGGTGATCCATGTCTAAAATAATATCTATTACTTTAACAGGTACTAAACCACTACCTTTACCGTTTTTATTGGTATTTTTAAATTGATTTATTTCTGGCATTTATTTTTTAGGTTGTTCTATTTGTTTAGGTTCTTCAACTGTTTTAGCTATTTCTTCAGCTACATCCATTAATTGATTCATTTCAGCTTCTGTTAATAAACCACTATCTCCACTTAAAGTTGTTCCTGTAGATAAACGTTGAACAATAGCTGCCATTTTTATTAATTGGTCGTCATTTTTGACACTAATTTCCATATATTCCTTTATTAAAGGAACTATGACAGTAGCATCTCCTAAAGATTGAACTAAAGGACGTAATTCAGATATTAAAGATGCAAGTTGTTTTGCTTTTTTCTTTTGATTACCATGAATTTCTTTAAGTAAATCTGAAAAAGATTTATCATCAAAAAGTATTTGATTTAATGGATCCATATTATTTTATTATAAATATGGGAAGAATTAAATTTTTATATATCCTTTTTCTTGATATTCACTATATAATTCTTTTTGATATTTTTTTAATATTTTAGTTACTTTAGTAATAACAGGAGTATCTACATCAGTCATTTCTCTAATGTATATATAAAGGGCCTTTTTATTAAATATTTCTATATTTTCTCTACGTTTAAAAAGTATATTTATAGCATCACATACTCTTCTATCTTTATCTTTTTTAAATATAGTATACATGTTTTTATCAATAAAAGATGTAAAATAATCTATAAAATCTTTTATATCTTGTTTACGTTCATCTCTACCTAATTGATGTAATACACCTTCATCTTCATCAGCAGCTAAAGGATCCGCTTTTTGTTTTTTCTTCTTATAATTGTTATTATTATAAAGTATAAGATAATTTTTACCTACAATTGAAAAATAACTAAATGCTTTAGTACCTCTTTCAGGCTTAAAATAATCTAATTTTTCTAAAAGAAAACAAATTACTTCATGTTTTAAATCTTCTAAATCATCTACTTCTGTATAATAGAATTTAAAAGTATGAATAAGATTTTCTGCTAATTTGTAAAAAGGATAATGTATTCTTGTTTTAAATATGTGGTCTCTTTCATCTTGGTTTGAGGAGGCTAAATATTGTTTTATAGCTAAATCTGTGTCTTCAGTAAAATATCTTTTTTTAGTTCTTTTTCTTCCTCTTCTTTTTGGTTCAGGCGCAAGAGAACCAGTGATTACTGGTTCTTGTGGGATTCTGTTTGTCATATGTTTTTACATTTATTTAAGTGTAAATTCGTTTAATGCTTCTTGTATTTTTTGTACTTCTTTAAAAAACCAACCTATTTGATCATCAGCGTAAAATATACCTTTATCGTCTATTTCTTTTAATCTTTGGTCGCAAACATTAATAGCTTCACTTTGTTTAGTAATAAAATCTTCTAATGCTTCATTTTTTTGTAATAAATTTCTAATAACAAAAAAAGAAACTGTTATTACTACTGTTAATATAATACTAAGTGTTATCATATTTAATCTTTAAAAAACGAATCTATAACATCAATTGTTGCTTTAGATAAGTTTGGGTTATTTTCTGTATTTATTTTTTTAGCTGCTCTTAATGTTTTATCTCCTTTACTTGCATTTTTAGGCTTACTTGATTTAGGAACTGCATCTGTAGCATTATTCCATAATTCAAATTCTATTTGAGCAGCCATATGATCTGCTTGATGCATTAATAAAGGTAAGTGTGTTCTTAGTCTAGTTTCTTTTTGACCAGACATAAAATAAAATTTATTTGACTCATCATATAAACCATCATGAATTTTAATTGTAATATACTCATTTTGAGTTACTTTACAACCAATTTCTTGAAGTATAAATAATGATCTTTCTGGAACTTTCATTGCAGGGATATCAGTATTAAATTTATAAATCATACCTAATTTATCAACATGCCATTTAGAATCATTTGGTTGGTAATATTCGCCTTCTTGTTGACCCATCTTGCCTAAATCATGGAATAATGCAGCGAAATGCATTTCTTCAACAGTATATGTGGATATATCTCCTCCCATTGCTTTCCACGTTTTATATAATTGATTTGCACAATCATACACACGTAAAACATGGTCAGTGTAACCCCCTGCAAATGCTGAATGGTGCCAATTTTTACTTGAAGCAGGCATCATCATCATTCTTTCTTTATATTTATCTAGGAATGGAAGTAAAATGTCTGTTCTTTCTTTTGAAAAACATGTTGTAATTTCACTTATATAACGGTCCCAATTTGCTTGGATTTTTTCTGCTGATAACATATTAAAGTCTCCCTGTTTGAGTAGTGCCTCTAGATCCTAAAGGATTTGTTTGTGATATATTTATTATATTTGTTAATTCTTCAAATTTGTCTTTTAAATCACCTTCATCCATATATTGCAAAGCTTCATTAATTTGACCTCTTTTAATAATACCACGTAATCTATAAAGAGATTGATCTAATCTTTCTATAGCTATATTTATTTGTCTTGCGTTTTTCATAACTTATTTTTATTATTTATTTAATTGTAGTAAATTATTCTTGGGAATCCAAGTATTTTTCATATTTTCTATTACACCAAATCATATTTTCTTTTAGCATTTTTTTCTTATCTGGTGGAATATTAAGGAAGTCTGTTGATTCAATTAAATAACCGATTGCTGTTATACGGGTTAAATCGTCCTTAGTTCCGTTTTCTTGTATAAGTTTTTTAAGTAATTCAACACTTTTAAGATATTCATCTCTTTTTAATTCTGCTGCTGATTGTTGTTTTTGTAATTCGTGTTCTTTATCGTTATCATCAAAGAACGACATTATGTTAGTTCCGGAACGATGTATACTTTTTAACTCATCCGCCTTTTCCATTCGCTTCAGTGCTTCTTCTATATTTTTCGGATTATATTGTGTCATGTGTTCGGTTCGCTGTTTCGACCTTAAAACCCCTACAGTTGTAGGATATAATTAATTTTGGTGGTAACCAAATTATTTATGATATTTCTTCTCTAAAAGATCCCCCAAACCCAATTCTAGGTTTCATTAATTGAGGATTTACTGGTTGAAATGTAGCTCCTGCTTTCATTAAGTTTAAAGTCATTTGCATAGGATCTCCTTCGGCATAAATATAATTTCCTGCTCCTTTACCATCTGCCCCTATATCATGTGCTAAAAATCTAGTAAAACCTTCTTTTAAAATATAACGATAAAAATTTAATAAAGCGATAGAATCTTGAACTTCTTTTTCTGTATCAAATTTCATTTCTCCCCAAAACTGCTCAACTGCTTCTGCATGCATTTGTTTTGCTGCTTTTTCTATTTCTAATGTAGCTTCTTTAAAAGCTTGTTTAAATTCTTTCTTATTAGGAGTAGCATTATAAATATCAGATATAATTCTAGCAAATTCTGCTGGTTGGAATAATTTACCTTTATAAGTTAACATATTAGCTGGTTTTTTTAGTCCTTTTTTTGGATCAGCATATGGTGCTCTTTCTTTAGAATATCTTAATTTTACA